CCGTGCTCCTCGGCGAGTTCCCCGGATGTTACGATCGGGTTTCTCACACCTTCCATGGTGGACATACCAAAATCTATGATTATTGGTTTAAATCCACCCTTCGTTTTAAGAATGAGTAAGTTGTTCGAGTGAAGATCGTGGTGTCTAAATTTTGGGTATTTTTTATGAATGTTGGCCAGGTTTTGTATCAATTGTCCGATGACTTTTTTAACCGCGGCCTCACTTGGTTTGGTCTTTATCCATGCCTGAAGGCTTTTACCATCGATGTATTCGAAATAAAGAACATCGGCGAAACGACACGATTTGAAATGATACATACGGGGTGTGCCCATTCCTTTCAATTTTTCGGCAATACGGTACTCCATTTTGGCACTCTCTTCCGTCGTAACCTTAATCGCGACTTGCGTGGAACATTTATCATCGATACACCCATAGAACACTGTACCATACTGTCCCTTCCCTATGGCACGCAATCGCGTCGCCTTACCGATTAAGAGTGGCCTTTGTTGGATCCTAGTGAAAAAATGTTTCTCGGGGTAACATGCCTTTGCGGCGCCATCCTCTTTTCCTCGTAGGATTTTCTTAACTTCTTCACCAACCGCGTTCTTCTGGGAATTGGTCTTGGCTTGGTTGGCGATGTGGACAAGATCCGCGAGCTTGACCATACTTATTACAAACTAAGAAAAATTTCTACACTTCTTGGGCATACCATTCCATAAGTGATACTGGCCACGCGACACCATGTTGAACACATATTTCATCATGAATATCTTCTTTTGTCTGGTATCCCTTGACATAGTTAAGGATATCTATGTTCTGACTACCAATCGCACCAACTAAAGCCGCTAACGAATAAAGTTCCATAATTTCTTCAGACTTATCAAGTGCAAAAGCTGTCTGAACTGTATTCATGAAAACCTCAAACATGTCTGTGGCGGTCTCGTGGTTTTTATGCGTTGCAATCCAGAAAGTCACATAATCTTCATATTCGGTGGAACAATCACCAAGTCTTAATTCAATTTCATACAGGATTTGGTGTTCATTGGCGCGAAGCATATCGGGGATGCCATACTTTATCGCTTGCATAAGTTCCATTTTGTTTTGATTTACTTTTTCTATTACAGACCTCGACTTAGGTTATATCTTCTAAGCTATTATACCAACCCCAAAGATTCATGATTTTTCTATGTATACCCGTACAATATATTTCTCTATAGGTATTTTCAAGTGCTATATATGATCTGTACATCGCCTTCACCCCTCGTTCAAATTTTGTACCCGGATCTCCAAGGTCATAACCCCCTTCGATCATTTTTACACGGAGATGCTCTTCATCGTAAGTATCTAGTGTTATACCATGAAGACTACAATATTCGCAAATCGCGTTATATTTGACACGCTTTGTCACACGCTTCAATGGTTTGTGAAGTTCTAACTCATTTTGAAGATACTCAATTTGCGAATGGAGGTAGTTTTCTTCATTTATCATGGAGATATTGTAAAAATAATCATGGAAATGGTCAAGAACTTCTTCTGTTTGATTATCAACGTGTATATCAAAGTTTTCATAGTCAACAATGGTTTCCATACCCCGTGTAGTTCTATCCTTGTATATTCTATGTAGGGTGTTACATAGATTTAGATAATCACCCTCGGAGATATTGTGAACGTTATTATCTACAATTTTCATGACATTTCGGAGGTCTTCCATTCTTAATTCTTACAAGTTTAACTTTTCTAAGTAACTTTCATCCAGGCACTCCAATTCAAAAAGGATGTTTACTCTCGCGTCATTTAAAATCTCCATCTGCTTTTCGAGGTAATTGCGTAAATTCCATGATATTTCATTCTCTTCATCAATCGCGTCGTATCGGCCCGATACGGTATTACCCCTCTCAATAAAACCATAATAAGTATTAACTGCTTCAAGATCGTTGTCGACCTGTTTAAGTTCTTGAAGTAGCCATTGGATTTCGTCGTTTATAGGATCGCCCGTGATCATTTTGTTTTAAATTACATATAATTACATACTACTTAGGTTGATTCTAATCATTGCTATCATAACTGCCCATTTCACTGTCTGCATACTGTTCCCATCTTTCAATCCTCTCTCTCATTTCATTTAAAGATTTTTCCTCGCCTTCTGTTATCAATCTAAATGAAGATTCTAACGATTCCCTTTTATATCTCCTGGCATCACGGATGGCATCTATATCCCAAACGTCCTCTTCCGGGTCCGTTGCTTTCCATTTTTTGTTTTCGTTAATAAGATGTATATCTTCCGGGTCCCATGCGTCTTCGCTTTTTTGTGAATGAGTTACAATCTTTCTGCGATGTTGTTTACGAACAATAGGTACAAATATATGACGCGCTAACATACCCTATCTATATTAATTATATTACACTTTTTTAATTAAGTTTATGTATCTAACAAACACCCCGCCTATGCACATCCATGAGAAGGTTACACAATTCCAAATAAGTTCCCTCTGGGATTTCACAATCCTCAATGAGTCCTAACGCTTTTTGAAGATTGGTGGGTCTTTCTTGTTGGGGAGCTACGGGCGCGGCGGTGGCTTGGCGCTGTTCAATTCTCTCACGTTCAACTCGTCGCTCCTCCGCTTGGTTAATAGCGTGTGTGTGTCCTAGCTCAAGCATCTTTTTGGATACATACGAAGCCATCTGTCTTCTGTCTCTGGTAGATTTACCTCTGCTGTAATTAATCTGGCGCATCATATTCTCTGGGTATTCCTTGTTAGGAAGGAAATCATCCAACAACTTTAACATATCTAAGCGACTTTTTGCGATAGTGGCCAATTTCATTTGGATTCCAACCCCTCTCATTCCATCCGGGCAATTTCTCCATAATTCGATGACTTGAAACAAAACAGAGATGTCACCGGTTTCAATCGCATAATCAAAATCCCACGTATTCCAATGGATGCTTCTGTTTTGAAACCATCCATACACTTCCTTAATGATATCCTTATTCTTGGATTTAACAGCCAATCCCATCGTATGCATCATATCATCTTCAGATGCATAGGAATCCATAATTCGTGAGCCCGGCATCGTGTACCCATTGTCTGACACATTGAATGGAGTGGGCGTCCAATCATTACCAACCACAGAACACGCATACACGTATATGCGGAGAGTTGGTAAGTCATTGGCTTTAATACACGCATTCACAACGTTTCGCACGTGTTGTTTGCGCCGCGGCTCCATACCAGAGGGTCTTTCTTGAATAATGGGTCTATACATTTCATGATATTGATGATACCAGTTATTCAAGATAAGATGAGTTCCAAGGGTATCCCAGTCATCGATAAGGGAGGGGTTCAAATTCCGAATCCAATGCATTTCTTTGAGAGCGTTGTATACATGAAGCTGTTTTGCTTTAGCGGCTTCAATCAAAGCATTCTTGCATTTCCTATAATCGAAAGACATAACACATTCCGTGTGTCCTTTCTTAATAGCAGTTAAGCACGTTTTGCAGTTTTGGCAGCGCATGAGTTCTTGTTTTTTGAAGTGACTTTTATGGGTATTTAAGTTGACTTAGGTGTACTTTTTTTTCATTTTTCCTACAAACTCGGTATAATCATCTTCTACCCGAGAAGCTTTATCCCAGGCTTTGAAAGCCTTGGTGATAAGTCTCTGATCCTTTTTCTGTTGAGCAGCCGTTGGCTCCTTTATCTTGTCAATTTTGCGACCATACTGAACGGAGTCCTTTTGTGTCTGATTCATATCCTCGCCTGTCTTGATCCAGTCGTTTTGAAGTTTTTCATATTTAGTGGTCTCTTTCTTGTTCAATTTCTCGATGATTTTCTTTGGAAGGGGTTTAGGTCCTTTCATATCTACAGTATATCATTATTTTATTTTACGAAACACATAATACACAATGACTATAAATATTATCACAAGTAACATTCTACTATATGTACATATAATTCTAACAAACACCCCGTCTGTGAACATCCATGAGAAGACTGCACAGTTCCAGATACTTTCCCTCTTGAATATCACATTCTTCGATGATGGCGAGAGCCTTGTGAAGGTTGGTAATGCGCTCGGCAACCGGAGCCGGAGCCGGAGCCGGAGCCTGAGCCGCGGCGATACGAGCGACTCTTTCAATATTTTGTTCGCGCAACCGGCGGTGTCGTTCCGCTGCCACATAGTTAATCATGTCTCTTCGGGCAGGGCTGCTCTTGCCTCGCATGGTTCGCATTTGGCGCAACATGTCATCTGGGTATCCAGAGATAAATCTATCCAAGTATTGCAACATAAAGAGACGGTTGTGTTTGATAGTAGCCAATTTCATTTGGACTCCCACACCTCTCAAACCACCCGGGGATTCCCTCCACGCTTCAATAACACACTTGAGTGTATTCATGTTACCAGTAGCGATAGCATCTTCAAAATCACTCGGAGACCAGTCTCGGTATTTGTGACAGAAAGTGTTGTAAATCAACTCAATCTTTTGAACATGTTCAGTCTTGATGGTCTCTTCAATGATGTTGTGCATGTCCCCAATATTGGAAAAAGCATCTCTCACAGTAGATGGATAATATCCAAGTGCGCTTCTCATCATGGTAATATCACCATATTTAATAGCGGAATATATCATTTGACGAAAGATACGCAATTTGTCCTCACGGGTGCCCCCGATCGCCACGTAGCGAAGATCCGAACGGAAAAACGAATAGTATTCATCCAACCATTGATTCTTGGCACAAAGTTCGATTTCTACCTCAAGAGATCTGGGACCACCATATGTCTTGAGGAAGTTGTAGATGTTTCGCTGTTGGTGAGTAGCAGCAGCTTCAATGACCTTCTTGGATTTCTTATAGTTGAAGGTTTTCATACACTCAATGTGTCCCTTCTTGATAGCAGATAAGCAGGTTTTGCAGTCTTGGCAGCGCATTGATATGGGTTCTTGTTTTTTGAAGTAACTTTTACAGGTCTTTAATCTGACTTAGGGGTATTTTTTCTTTATATCTTTCTTAAATTTACATAATTCGTCCATAAAATAATTACACGAATTTCACAAAGTCAAAAAAAAACCATCTTTAATACTAAGATGTCTTCCTGCTTCAAGGTAAATCGGCTTTGGCAACCCGATGAAATCAAGCTACCCAATTGGTACAAGCCGATCGATCCCACGTTACAGGAATTTTTAAAGCAATATCATGCATCCAGTAAGACTGGTGAAATTTCGAGTAAAAATGGGAATAAAAAACGTCGTAAGAATCGTTGTTTGAGATATATCACACGAATGATTCCCTTTTATGATGTTCCATATCAGATAGATCTTGGATCGTGTACATTATTGAAGCGCACACGGGGTTCCAAAATGAAATATTCCTCTCGGAATAACGTGGTTTTCGTCAACTTTTCCCGATATTATCTTAGAATATCGGTGAAAACTATAGCTACGACTATAAATGGTTTTGGTTTAAACGTACTTGGAAATGGAGTTGAACTTGATGTGAGTAAGACAGATCCAGAAACGCAAACTTATACAATTCCACCCATATTGTATAAACATGACTACATTAAGAATGTAAGGGATGACAGTCGTGTATTGAGACATTTTAGTCGTAATTCTATTAATTCAACTACAAATTTACAGTATCTCGTACTTCCGAAATGCCTGGCCGCGTCAACAGTTCAATTAGATCCATATTCCAGTGCATACTATTTAACTGTGGAAATAGTTGATGAAAATGATAATGTAAAGCGGGTACTCATGCGGGATATACTTCACCACACGTGTTGGGATGTCATATTTGACGATGAAAATGTAAACAAGGATTTCAATAAAATGATACATGATAATTTACAAGATATCCTAGAGTCTATGACATTAGAAGATCAAAAAAGAAGTAGTCAGCTTGATAAGGTAAAGGCTGCCATAAAAGAACAGAACGAGCTCAACAAGGGTCCACCGCGAGTTCCAAAGACTCGGGTGGGTGCATTCTTTGGCGCACTCGCACTTTTTATGTTTATGCGGTAACCCCGCGTCTATGCACATCCATGAGGAGGCGACACAGTTCAAGGTACTTTCCTTCCGGAATATCACATTCTTCGATGACCGCCAGTGCCTTTTGAAGGTTCGTGGCTTCCTTTTCCACTATCGGGGTGGGAACCACTTCAGGTTCAGGTTCCCGAGCCGGGAGAGCCGGGCCATGTCCATTCTCCGAGGCAAATCTTATCACATCATGGCGACACGAATAATTTCTACCCGGTGTAGATTCGCACAACGCTAAGAAATCAGCCGGCCATTCCGGGCATTGCATGTGAATATGTTCCAATTCGTAAACCTTACTCCACCTGATACAGTATTCCTTCCAACTGGGTGTGGCATGTCTTCTGCCATCTAACTGAGTCCAAAACATTCCAAAAAGAGACGGCCCACCAAAATCATGAACATTCGGATAATCGTCTTTGAAAGAGAGAATTAATTTTGCGACCGTATCCCAACAGTGAATTTCTACTCTTTCAAATATGTGCGCAAAATGCCCAACAAGTTGTTCAAGGTGTCTTCGCTTACACCGTTCCTTATTCTTGAAAATCATTTCAATTAATCTGCGACCATTGTTCTTCCAGGCACTCGGCCACGGAACATCACTGCGTTCGTTAAAATGTTGTTCAACCCATCTAACCGAGTGAATTTGCCCGCTAAACGCAGCGCATTCCATAAAATCAGTCAGGTCTTTGCGAGTGGCGGTTTCGGTAGTTCTCGGCTTCAAGTATGGGTAAATTTGACTACTGATAGTAGTGTCACCAACCTTGATGGCGAGTTTCAAGAGAGCAATGTTCCTGGGATTGGTTGAGCGGCGGGAAACAAAATCAACAATGTACGGATACCAAGTTGGGTTTCTGTGCTGAATAACATGAGTAACGACCTCATGTTCTCTACCCGGAATATCCCAGGTTTCGGGTGGTACTCTACCCTCAACATATTCTTTCAAAGCGTGCTTAAACATGGTCGGGCAGTTATTTTTGGCACAATTTACGAGTGTATGCGCATTCAACATAGGCCTCCCATTGACCGTCTTCGGTATGGCACACCTCTTAAAGCATTGGATACAACCCATTTGAATGGCGTAATCAATATTCCAGCCGCAGCAGTGGCAGTGTATCATGGTTTGTATTTTTTGTTTTGAAAATTATAATGTCTATATCTGACTTAGGTAGTATTTATGTATGATGGGTATTTTACCATTGGGGCATAGGCACCCTGAGCAAACAAAAACGCGGTGCTTACACCGACAACAACAAGGGTAAGAACCCACCCCGCGACAGTTTTAGTGAGAAGTTTCCAATTCACCCCGCCGGTACCCTCAAAGAGGGCAACGCCCACAGTCGCTCCAACTTGACAATGTGTAGTTGACAAAGGCCATCCAAGTCGAGAACCAAGAATAATTACCGCGGCTGCGCCAAGTTCAATACAGATACCACGACTGGGTGTGAGTTTCGCCATTTTCGTACCAAGGGCTTCAAGGATCTTATAACCGTATGTGGCGAGACCCACAACTATTCCACTGGCTCCAAGGGAAAGAATCCAATATGCATCATTGCCCATATCAGCATTCTTGGAAACTTCACCCGATTTATAGATGGCATAAATAGCGGCAAAGGGTCCGATTGAATTAGCGACATCATTTGCACCGTGTGCGAACGAGTCACAACAAGCTGTCAAAATCTGAAGATATCTCATAGAGTGTTCCGTCTTTGTATCAAATACTTCAGCGTTATCGTGTATAGATTGAACAGACTCGTCNGTATGATAAAAATCTTCAACGGAACGCTCTTCCCTATCCTTGAAAATAATAGGATTAATGAAAAGGTAAGACAAAATACCAACTCCACCACCGATGCCAAAACTGATAGCACACGCCTTCCACAAAGGTGTATCGTCAAGTTTCAAAAATTTGGCACCCTTATACACAATGAAAAACGTGTTAATTGTAAAAGTGCCCGCAACGAGTACAGGGAAACCATACTGAATGCGCTTGTAAGAATCCTCGGAACGAAGAATGACAAGTCGTATCATAAAAAACATCAAAGAAGCAAAAAGTCCCGATATAATGGGTGAAAGTAACCACGAAACGATGATGGCTACAACACCTTTTACATAAGGGAAATCATTGGATTTTGCGATCCAGGTAACACAACCGGAGCCCCTCGCAACCATTGTCATCCCAATCATACCACCAACGCAAGAATGGGTTGTGGATACGGGCATCTCAAAGTAAGACGCAATGATTAACCATGAAGCGACGGATATAATGACACAGAGACAACCATACATAAGAAGACCGGGGTCGTCAACAAAACATTCTTGATCACTTATACCCTTCCGGATTGTTTTTACGACATGGTTTCCCATAAATAGAGATCCAGAAAACTCGCACACAGCAGCGAGAGGTATTGCGTGCTTAATCTTCAAGGCACCCGATCCAACTGATGTGGCGAAAGCGTTAGCCACATCGTTTGCACCTATTCCNAAGGAGGCACAAAAAGCAAAAATGCCTCCAATGGCAACGATCCATTCAAACTGATATAACATCTTTTATTATTATTAAAACTCTATTCCTTAATTATGTTGAAATTAATTAAATCCAAATGCTTTCATAAAAAATCTCTTATCTTCATGGCTATCAAAATATACCCGGAACCCCTCACCATAGTATGGCTTTGGTTCATCAAGTTGCTCTGAATCCGATTCGGGTTCAGATTCGGTTTCATAGTCAGTTGTATCATCGGAATCTGAGATGGATTCACTTTCACTTTCAGTTTCACTTTCGGTTTCACTTCCGGGATCCCCGATGCGACGATCGGGGCAACGGAAGCCAAGAACTCTTACCGGACCAACTGGGGTGTCGCTCTCATAGTCGTCCGATTCAGATTCGGATTCGGAATCGTCATAGTAGTAGTAAGTCTTCTCAACAATCTTTCGTGCTTGCCGAACCATCTTTTCTTATTAATACACGTGGGGTATCCTTATTTAACTTAAACGAAGAAATCTCTTTCGCAACGTTGCGGATAAAGGTACAGACACCATCAGTGACAATTGAAAATGTGAGATGTTGTCTCATTTGAATATAAAAACACTTGACGACTCTCCATTTCATCTTAACATTACAACTCAGAAAAATTCTAGGCGATCTGCTAATGTTGGGAATGTATTTCTTTTCCAATCTCTCTCAAGATGGTCAAACATTTTTCGGCGACATTCTGAATAACGAAGTCTTTGTGGAAGTGGATACATTTCACAATCCTGTCGGTCTGGCATCGTAGACCAGTTGTCAAAATGTTCATCGTACCAAGTTTGCTTGTCAATATTTTCAAANTCAAACTTTAGAGATTGTACCAATTTATCGTACATATTCTCAAATGTGTCATATTCATCAAGAAGGTTATTCACAACTTTCGTATCTTCGTATGTGTCAATTGAGCGAATCTCATCGTTAATACGAGATGTGAGAGAAAGAAGTCTTGAAATGTGTTCGTCATATTGGGTATCTCCATATTTGACGAAATTGTCGCGTCTTTTCTTTTTGAATTGTGAAAGTACTTCTTCACACTTCAAACGGAAGTTTTCAAGATGTTGACGATCCACTTATTTTGATATAGTTATTAAAACTTTAATTGTAACTTAGGCTGTAATTTCTTGGTAAATGTAGAACTATCTTTTCTCCAACTTCATTTGTAGCGATGATTTCGCGATATTCTTTGAATTCTTCCGTTACTGGTTCAGGAGTAGATCTCCGAATAGGTGCTGGGGCAAGGAGCTCCCAGAAACTCTTGAGTATTTTATACGACATTTTTGAGGTGTCGGTGGAGGTTTTAACTCTATATCTTCGTAAAGAAGTTTTTTCCAGATGATTCGTTGAACGTCTGAACACAGTGGTTCAGTTGCTTGACAAAATGCNATTCTAAAATCGTCCGTCACGAGTGGGATAAAGTCCATCTATTCATTTAAGATTACCTTACCTGCGATCTTACTTAGGCGTTCTTGTTCCATTTCGATTCGATGTTTTTCTGAACTAACATCCAGGTAAATACGTCTCGGGGCATCCCATACGGCAGTCTTTACCCATATACACAAGTTTTCTATATAATCTGGTGTCATTGAAAAAATGGTTCTGTAGATGGCTTTAATGTACATTTAATTGTAACTTATATTTTATTTTTTATATTCTCCTTTCTAATACCTATACTTGGTCTCCCATCATATTTACACTTTTCTGCGTAAGGTCCGTCTGCGTTCACGTAATGTAAAAATACTTGAATATGAAATGAATTTTCACCNGCATCAAGTTTTCTTCGTTCGTGTTCGTGTTTACAACCCCTATATAGAATGGCTTCACCTATTTCCGCAGCTATAGGTACATGATTCATAATCAAGGGCCATCTGTAATCTTCGTCGGCATCGGTATAATGATAACCGAGTGTTAAACTCAATGATACCTCACAAGATGGGCGATCCCTGTGAGGGAGAAGAACATGGCCATTCTTATAAATTCTATAGTATGAATATGTTGGAATAAGTTTTAACTCGCTATGTTTTTCTGCGACTGGTTTTAAAAACTGTAAAATACTTTCCATCAATGAGTCTCCGTAAACTCCATGTGTTCCCTCTGCCCGCGACGCATATGAGTTCGGTTCATATCTGTTAAATTGTTTGATATGTTTACCATCGACATCATTCATTTGTTCATATAAAGCATATTGTGTANCTAGTTCACAGGTTTCCTTTGATAGCGCATTTTTGATGCGCGCGTACCCCTTCTCCACAAATGTCATTTATATACATTCTACCCTAATTTTTATATTGTCATAATTCAGAATGTCATTAGAGGATATACCCAAAAAGGTTCAGTACCTCACAATAGATTCAAACTTTGTCACTGGTACAAATAATACATTTTCTTTGGATCTTCAACTTGAATCAAATACACATGTCGAGGATATGAGTCGCGTCCTAGGTATCAAGATGGTTGACTTCTATATAACGCAAGTCGGATTTGCGGGTGGTTCGGGCACCGACATACCCAAATATGTCGATATTGTATGCCCCGATATTCCTAAAGTAGCTCAAATCTTAGATGAGAGAAATGGACAGATTTTAGCTAGAGTTCCACTCGAGAGACATTTTACGGCAAATTCAACGTCCGTACTTCGTGATAAACAATGGAAGAGATTTAATCAAAAAACAAATTACTTTAACCCAATCTCAATACAAAAATTAAATTTTCAAATTTTTGAAGAACAGGATGATGGTGATTATGTAACACTCAACCCAGATTCAAAGTGGTATATGATTCTTGAGATTACAACAGTCGACGTAAAAGAAAAACCCAGGGAACGAGATCTACAGCAAATACTGACCGCACTTAATCGTCTGGTCGATCGAGTCGAACCAAAGACTCCCCCGGATGAGCCATCAATAAGTATCCCCGAAGATGTGGGGGATTCTTATAAATGGAAAGAGTATATCTCCATTGGAGTTATTGTTCTTAGTGGAATAATTCTTCTGTCCCTGATGAAGCGACGCCCAAAACTTAGCGAGTAATCGCGAAGACTGGTTGCGCTGGCTTGGAGACACGAGTGGAGACACTGGAGACGACCAAGTAGACCGCGATGGACAACAAGG